GCACCAATCAGCAAGATTAATCCAACCAACTTCTCCATTGGCTGAAAGAATCCTGATAAATTCTCCATCTTTTTCCAAAAGGCAGAAAATGCTGTTTGGAGAAATATAAGAAACGTTGCAGTTAAAATACTTGCTATAATAAGCGGCGGCGGTGGCAGCGGACTTCTCGCCACAGCGAACAGGGTCGTGGGCGGTGGCGGTGTCAACGAAGGAGGCGGCGGTGGATGGATAAATCATCCAATAAAGCTTCTTGACTTGATAAAGCTTACCAACGTTCATAGATCCAGTATACCACATGGAAAAATGAATATAAAGTTATTTTTTCGCTTCTAAAAGCTTTTTAAATCCTTCAATAACAGCGTTGGTCCAAAACTGATAATCATAGTCAATTAACTTGTTTTCTTTTAACCATTTCCTTGTTGCTGTTGCTTTGGCAATAACTTTTCTATCGGTTAACTTGTCGGCACGTTTCACTTCAACAATAACCTTTTTACCGTCTTTATAAACGATTAGAAAATCTGGGGTATAGGTTCGATACCTTCCAGCTACAGCATATCGAATGTTAATGCTTTCATATTCGTACAATAATACTTCTGGATTCTGATCTAAGTAAAGTGCAACTGTGTATTCCCAACCTGATCGATAATTGATTGGTGTTGGACATTTAGGAGAATGATGAATGCCAGTTATGTAATGCTTTTTACGCTTACGTTTTCTTTTTGTAACTTTTTTTATTTGCGGCATAATGTAGTTGTGGAAGATAACCAATAAGAAGAGGAGAAAGAATAAAACATCAATCAAAAAATACTAAGTCACCTTCTGGACCAATTCTTCTTACTCCTATGTTTCCAGCATGAAAATCTTGAAGACCTTCTTCTGAAATACGGTACATATGATCCATTAATTTATCTAACCAACCATCTTTTAATCTTAGTTGTTCACCAACACGGTTTATTTCATCTTGTCTTGTATTCTCTAATTCATCTTTGATTTCTTGTTTTGAATATAGTTTGCCTATGCGTTTTCCATCAGAATCTCTGGCTATTTCTCCATTAGGTTCTCTGACATATTCTTTTGTGTTCATTAAATGGTCGATTTTACCAATGAGTTTCTCTAAATCAATTTGAAGTTCCGCACTGGGGATTTCAAACTTTTCCATGATTGAATAATGCAACGTATCATCATATCGTTCGGGATCGTCAGGGTCGGGCATTTTTAGTTTTCCACTGTAATAAATCATAGGATGATGAACACCTGTTTCTTTTTTACCGTAAAGACCAGTAGCAATTGTTTCTGCTCTGTATCCTCCCGGTTCAATTTTCAAAACTCGATCTCCGATTGAATAAGCTGCTCCATTGACTCCTGCGCCAAGAAAACTAAACTCATCAGCATCTTTTAAGATTTCATCAAGGGTTTTTTTGTTTGAATTATAAAACATTTCAGCATCCCAAATATATTGGGATAATGGATTTGATGTATTATCTCTACCAATAGTGGTTTGTTTCAACACATCTATAAACGTTTCGGGACTAACGCTTTCAAAAAGTATTTTTCTAAGTTTTATCATAAAACTAATTACTAACAAACAGTGAAACTCATTCGATAGAAGAGTAATCAATATGATGATTCAAAAAATTGAATCATTCTAGCTAGGATTCCAGCTAGTTGCTCTGTGTCAGCAATAGCACTATGCCAATGCTTTGTATCAACTTTGAATCCTTGACCAAGAGATATTAGTTTTGCACTAAATCTTTTTTGTGGTCTAACTGCTTTTAACAAATGAGCAAGTTCAGATTCTGGATTCAAAGTTCCTTTTGCTTCTTTTTCTTGAGCAACAAGTAATGGAAACAAATATTCTCTTGCAATCACAACAGAATCTGCAACATTATATCTTGGCATCTTTGGTAAACCATGAGTTTCCAAAGCTTTACCAACTTGATACATATCAAACTTTGCATTGTGAGCAACTAAGATTGGATTTTTATCAGCAAAGCTGTTAACGAAATCCAAGAAGCCTTTCATCATTTCTTTTTCTTCTTCGTAAGGAACATCACCTTCATGGTAGGCTGTCATCTTTAGAAGGTCTTCAATGGTTGGTTTATCTTTGGGCCATTCACCTTTTTCTTTTCGTTGTTTTTCTTTTTCCATTCTTTGCTTAACTGGATCTGTTAAATGAGCTTTTTTGCTGTATTCTCCAAGTCTTTGTCCTGTTGAAGTATCATAAGCAACAGCAGCAATTTCGGTGATCAACCTAAAGCTTCTTCTTGGATCTAATCCAGTTGTTTCTGTATCAAAGAAAATAATAACTCTGTTTTTGATAAAATCAACAAGTTGTTTTAAATCAAACTTTTTTCTTTCGATCTTACCTTCAGTAATAACAGATTTTATGATTGTTTTAAGATGATGGTTCATAACAATTAAGTATCAGTCAAAAAATACTAAATAACCTTCTGGACCAATTCTTCTTACTCCTATGTTTCCAGAATGAAAATCAGAAAGATTTTCTTTTCGAACTTTAAACATGTGGTTAATAAGTTTTTCCAACCAATCATCTTTTAGCCTTAGCTTTTCTCCTATTTCCTTGATTTTGTCTGCTTCTCTAAGCATTAATTCTTTTACAACGTCTTTTGGAGAATATGGTGTGCGTTTAAATTTTCCATCACGCTGTTTAACACGTTTCACGCTATTCATAATATCGTCAATTATTTCAATGATTTCTTTTATGACCAAAAGATCTTCACTACTAGGAATTTCCATTTTCTCTAAGATTGCAAATGATAATTCTTCTCCATCTTTGGTTTTTAATTTTCCATTATGATAAATCATAGGATGGTGCAAGCCAGTTTTCATTTGCTTATCAAATCTTGAAGCAATTGTTTCTGCTCTGTATCCTCCCGGTTCAATTTTCAAAACTTGTTTGTTCCCAATTGAATAAGCTGAACCATTCGCTCCTGCACCAAGAAAGCGAAATTCTGTTGCACCTTGAAGAATTCCATCAAGAACTTGTTTGTTTAATTCATAGAACTCTTCAACATCTGGAATTTCTCCAATCAAAGGATTGTTTCCTTTCATTGTATCATAAAATGTTTTTTCGAATTCTTCTCGGCTAACACCTCGCTTGGGGGGACGGGGCTCGGGCTCGCCATCGTCATTTTTTTCGGATTCTTCTCGGCTAACACCTTCAAACAATAGTGGCTTTAACTTAATCATACAAAATAATTATTACATTGATTCTTTAGACAAATTAAAAGTCTATTTTTGTGGTGAATTTTAAGCGTTCTCCGGTACGTTTTAAAACAGGTTGAGCCAACTTTGTTCTTGCAATCACATTTAAGTTGTCATCGTGCAAATATAGATCAGTAATATAAACATAACGTTTATCATAATCATCTATGTCATTTGTTGCTTGAAGTGATTTAGACCAACCGGGATTACTGGAACTAACAAGTTGAAGTGAATCTGCATACAAGTCTGCTTTCATTACGTGAATGTTTCTTTCACCTTGAAAGCTACAACCAAATCCATTTTCTCCAAACCAATAAAGGCTTGGATTTTTAATCAACACCAATCCATGATCGTAAAAGATGTTACCAACAGAATTGTTTGTTGCCTTAGAGCCTGTGGTGTCTGCTCGATATATGTTTCCAAACCCATCATCTTTAAGAGTCATGGCTATTTTTCCATAACTGTTGGATAGATTTGCATCAACAATTGTAAAGGTTCCCGGTGTTATACGGTTGCCATAAAACAAGTTTGATATATCAAATATAACAACTTGAAGTGAATTGTTTTCTTGTGTTCGTTGTAGAATTGTTGGTGCCTTTTGAGGATTTAAAGTACCAAAAGAACTTGTTGAATCAAAACCTGTAAGGGCAGATATGATTTGATTTGCTTGTGTGTTGGTGTTTAGAAACTTACTACCGCTTGTAGGAGAAACTAAATCATATATGCTATCCAATGGATACATACTGCGTAATGTTACAAGGTTAAAAGCTGGAATATTATAGTCATTTACATATGATGTTGAATTCAAGTTATTCAACATATCATAATAACTTGGCGTAAATGGTCCATTGTCACAAGGTAAAACTGTTAAGCTTGCTTTTCTAACTGATCCAGTGCTGTAAAGAAATTGGTTGGCTGTAAGTTGTGCGGTGTTACCTACAAGAGCACTTCCTGTTAATTGGATAAGTCTTGGATAGTTGCCATTAACAAACTCTCTTGTCCAGTTTTCAAGATTGATATAATGTCCACCTGTATCAAAACTTAAATCAACATTAAATGGATGTTCTGTTGTTCCACTAACACATTGGAAAGGATGAACCAATACTCCACCTAGTCCTTGAACAGTGTCTACAGCCCTATTAGGCGATTCTTTTGTAAAGAACGGAGGAAGATAAAACAACAAATTTGGATCGTTTAGAGGGGCACTAGAAAGGCTTCTAGAGGCTATTTCATATTGTGGTAGGTACTTGCTATAAATTTTTAATTCATGAACTTCTGCATTAAGAGGATGGTTTAAACCATAGCTAGAAGGTTCATCATAGTTGGGTGGTGAATAGTTTATGAACGCTGAAGCACTAACAGGAACACCATATCTTACTTGTGCTCTGTCAGAAAAGAAATAAGCTGATGTTCCGTTTTCTGGACATTCTAGAAAGTTACCAACAGTTAAAATACTTGGTAAAGCAACACCAGCTTCTTGTAATGGAGCTACGCTTGCTGAAGGAATGTAAAAGGTTCCAGATTCAACTCCATCAATCATAAAAGAACCAGAACCAAAATTGTATTTGTTACTACCCCAACGTATTGTTACATGATGCCAAGTGTTTCTTGTTAATGCATTATCATCAGACACAAAACAAAAAGTTGAGGGACTTGCTGGATTGATTGTTGAAGGTAATAGTTTTGCTGAACTGCTTAGTTGCAACAACAATCTATATCCATCAACAAAGCCATTTGTGTCTTTACTTGAACCAGATATCAAGCTTAAAGCATATGCTCCAGACATATGAAGCAAGGTTCCTGCTTTGAATTCAGAAGTTTCTGTGTTTGTGGTGTATCTTGGATTAATCCAAAAATCAAAAGAAAATGCTCCAGAAGGAATATAACTTGATGAAACAATATTACCAACACCTGTAGCAGAACCTGATGCTGGATATAGCAAAGCTGAACCTGTTGGCAATCCACTGGCTGTTAGAAAGTTTAATGAATGATAGTTTGTAAAAGAAAAGTCATAAGAAGAACCATGAGTTGCATAATCTGGTATTAATACGTTTGTTGTTACAAACTTACGAGTCATGTCTAGAGTTAAATTAACTCCCGGCGTGAATCTTACAACTTCTTGCTTTTGTTGATTTCTTGCGCTTTGAGGTTGTTTGCCAACCACATTCAAATATTGTTTTACACGATTTGTTAGCTGTGTAGAATTTGTTGATATGCTAGCGAATTTAATAACATCATCAATGTCATTGATTTCTTGGAATGAACCAGTTGGTGTTCCATCAACTGCTGACCAATTCACATAGTAATCTTTGATTGCATTTGAACGTCGAGCATATACATACACAGCACCAGTGACACCTGTGCTACTAGAAACAAAATTTGTTTGTGGAGTTGTTTGAATTGAGAAAAACTCAATATCTCCGGGTTCAAAACGTTGAATTGACATTAATGCTAAGTATGCAGTTTATTGATTCGCAGTTTATAAGTACAATAGTTTAGTTAAAACCTTGTGTAGTATTGTTTCTGTTACGTTACGTTTTTTTAATTCCGCTTTGGCTGAATCACGAACATCTGAATCAAAATCTTTTGAAAGAATAATCAAGTCTTCTGTTTTCGTATTTGGATTTAATGCAACCATTTGACGTACTTGTTCTTCCTGATAATCTTTGGCAAGAAAACTTAGAACCTCTGGTGGAGTGCTTTCGTTTTCTGCAACACCTAAACGAACTGTTGAAGTACCTGTTTTTGCCATATCAGCCAAAGCCTCTGGTGGAGTGTTTATATTTCTTGCTAAACCACTTTTAAGCCAAGATCGTTTACTTGATAAAAGCTGATTTATATAAGACACAGGCAAACTTGGATTTTTTACAGCAGCATCTTGAACATAGTAATCAAATTCATCACCTTTTGTTGCTAAAGCTAACAATGTTTCTGCTGGTGTTTTTTTGTTTTGTGCAACAGCAGCACGAACTTTTTCATGATATGATTCTGCAAGGTCTTTTAAAACCTCTGATGGGGTGTTTTCATTTTTTGCAACAGTTGCACGCACCAAACTTGAATCATCTTCAGCAAGGATTTTTAAAAGATCTATTGGAGTTTTTTTGTTTTTTGCAACACTTGCACGGACCCATTCTGTTTCTTCTTCAGCAAGGGTTTTTAAAAGATCTATTGGAGTTTTTTCGTTCTCTGCAACAAACCCACGAATTTCCTTAAATTTATCTTTTGACAGAATAAACAAAATTTTTACTGGAGTATCTGGATTTGTTGCAATTGCTTCACGAATTGCGAAATTATCATCAAAATTCTCATAGGTAGTTCCTAAAATAGACAACAAAATTTCCTCTGAAACTTTTGGATATTTCACACTTTGTTTTATGAAGCTTATTTTGAATTCTTCACCTTGCTCAGTTTTCGCAAAGGTATCAAGTTTTGCGAAATAAGCTTTTGGGTCTTGAACCAACCTTTGAAATTCTTGCTTTATTGGATGTTTGCCTCCTATTTCTTTTGCTTTTTGCTTCATTAAACCAAGAAACTCTGTTGCTAATTGTTCTCCCATAACTTCTTTAAACTGTTTTTCCGTTAGATTCTTATTGTTTGCGTCAACTGTTATGCTGTTGTCTCCTAGATTAAATCTTGGTTGACCATTAATAAATCCAACAGACATTTTTGCTAATGGATCATTTTCTGCGTTTACACCTTTTTTAATAACATAAAACAAAATAACATCTTGATCAATTCCTCCAGAATAGTCTAAAAACAAATTTTGTCCTTCTGTTCTTGTAGTACACCAAACTGTGTCTCTTCTACCTCCTGTTTTACCTAATTCACAAGAAGCTTCTGTACTGTGAGGCATATAAAGACCCCAACCATTTTTTTCTGCCAATTTGCCAAGCTCTGTGTCGGAAACAACAGAAGCGGTTCCAGCAGGAGCAATTTTGTTAAGTTCTTTGTTTAGTTCTTCAATAGAACTAACTTGGTTTAATAAATCTAAATTATTAAGTTTTACAACTTGTTGTAAAGGTGGAATATAATCTTCTTCAATTACCTTGAAATCTAGATTGCGTTCCTTGATTTGCTTGGTAAGCCATTGAATCAGTAAAGGCTTAAGATTTTTTTCTCTTGCTTTTTCAATTGCTTTATGCAACGTTTCAAGTTGTTCAAAAGATAATTTTGTTAAATCTCTTGCTGAAGGGTGTAAAGAAGCATTATATCTTGTTGTTAAATCATCAAAATATTTTTTTGCTTGCTCTTTGTTTTCGTTTGGGTTCTTCGATAACCAAACATCAAATTGGCCTTCAACAAGCAGATAATACTCTAAAAGTTTTTCTATGTTCATGTGGATAAATATATAGCCTATATATTGTTATGAAGCTTTACAAAATATTGTTTGAGAGTGATGATAGCGATGATTCAACTCGTCCAGCTAATTTAGCAAAACCAAAACCAACTCCTGTTAAAAAGTCTGCCTCAGAAGAAAAACTAATTGATGTTTTGTTGCCAATGATAGTAAATAATGAGAGTTGGACAGGTAACTTTTTTCAAAAGTCTGTTAAAGATGTTGGTCCATTTAAAGTTGCTGAAGAGTTTATAGAACAAAACCAAGAAATGCTTAAACGTATTATTGGTTCCAAGCCCATAAAATATCTTGGATCAGGCGCAATCGGAGATGCATTTGATTTAGGTGATATGATTCTTAAAATTGAAATCGAACACGGCTCAGAAAAGATTTCAAGCGCAGTTAGAGCTTTTAAATCAGCTAAAGCCTTGTGGTCAAAAGATAAAAAACTTGGTGCTTGTATGCCAATGATCTACGATCAAGGTATCTTGAAATACAAAGATAAAAATATCAATTGGATTTTAATGGAAAAGTTTAAACCAATATCTGAAGATGATAAAGCTTTTGTTAATACTATAATCGATGAAATAATCTCATCCATATTTAGTGGAGCAGTTGTTACTTCAGATCATAAAAAACGAGTTAAAGAACTTGGCGAACATCTTCAACTCAGTGATGGTTGGTACAAACAACTAAAAGCTTGTATGAAAGCACTTACAGCTATTAACATAAAAGACTTTCATGCAGGTAACATTGGTGTGAGAAGCACCACAGGTACCTTGGTATTTTTTGACTGATCAAATATTCTCAAGTATCAAATTTAATTCGTTTTCTTTTATAAGCGCATGAAGTCTTGGTGCTAGTATTGTAGCCACAAGTTCTGATAGATTCGCACCTTCCTTTACTTGTCTAGACACTTCTTCAATCCCAGAATTGTCAAGCATTGTATGGAGAATTTCATGCATCAATGTTTCTTCTCTTACATCTTTTGCCATTGATGCATTCACAATAATCTTGCTTTGATAATAATCTGTAAAACCACAAACTTCAGATGCATCTCGGCCTGTCATATCTTCAATTTGTTCTTCAGACCATTTCTGAATCGAATAACAACGTGTTCCAACTTTTAAGCTCATGATCTTCCTAACTCCTTTTTCAATTCTGAAAGAGAAAACAATATTCCAAGTTTTGTTTCATATTCTTTTATTTCTTTTGCAGTAAAAATTGAATAGTTGTAATTGTTTTCTTTACAATATTTTAAAGCCGCTATTGTTTTTTGTTCTGTCGATTTTTCTTTGATAAATTGAACACCTTTTGTTTCAATAAGTTTTTTATTACCATCTATGTAAGTTATTAAAAAATCTGGAATGTATCTTTTGTTTTGTTCGTACAGTATCGAAAAAGGCTCATATTGATATGAGACGATAGCTGGATCATTGTCAAAACAAATCATTATTCTTTTTTCTAATGAAGACTTAAATAACATTTTACCAGCTTTGTTACTTTCATGAAATCCTCTAACATATCGTTTATGTTTTACACTTTGTAAGTTCATCATTCGTTCAACAGAAGCTTTTGAATATCGATCTAATTGTTCTTGAGTTCTTTGATCTGGCGTTTTACCATAATTTGGGTTATTTTTACCTTTGTTACTTCTCAAGCCTTGAGCGAAATGTTTTTTATGTGTCTCCGACACTTTTCTTGCCATTTCAGCAACTTTTTCATCAGTTGCTACGGTTTTACCCTTGATCCACGGTTCATAACCCTGTGGCATCTCAAAATGCTTACCATAAAAATGATGATTTTTACCAGATTTTGCACATGATTTCGAACAAAATCTAGAAGTTTGCCAATGACTAGACCCAACCTTATATTCTTTTTTACAAGCTTCACAATTTTTTGTTGTTGGCAATTTCACACAATCTAAAGAACAATAATTCTTTTTATTCACAGCAGAGACTCTGCGTTCAAACTGTTTGCCACAACGTTCACAACTCACATTTACTGAGTTTTTATTGGACTGTCCAAGAAATTTTCCATGACATTTATGTCCACAATATTCTTGTTTTTTGTGTGAAGGAATATATTTTTCTCCACAACTTATGCAGTTTCTTTCAACTCTCCATGTTTCTGCTATCGCATCAAAATAACATTTCTTGGAACAATAAACTTTATTTGGTTTGCGGTGTTGGAAAGGAGTATTGCAGGTTTTACAAATATAATCATACATCTTCATTGGCTATTGCCTCTAAAGATATATAATGCATTTACTTTGAAAGTTTGTTTAAAAATGTCAAAGTTGTTATGTATATTTCATTTTTTGTTGGTTTTTAAGGTAAAACGTTGTTTACGAGCGTAGTCCAAACGTACCTTGACAGTATATGACCTTTGTGCATTCTTCAAAATGGGTCTTGAAGTTTTAGCAACAGCAAGCAAGTTGTTTTCTGAATCATACAAACCAATGCTTGTGATAAAGGTAAAGCTACGTTGAATGTCTTCTTGACCGGGATCAATTACAACAATTCTACCATCATCATCAGTATATGTTGGATTGCTTGAATAGTTGAAGCGATCTGCTTGGAAATTACAGAAGTACACAGAGCTATTGATGTTTGTTTGGTTTTGGAAAGCCATAACAGTTGCGTCAGAGCCAGTGAAACGTGTAGAGCAGAAATAGTCGAGAACATCATCTACGCTTGCACTGTAGAACAATGCATTTGGAAGAGTGATAAGAGAGCCTGAGAATGGTTCTGTTAAAGTTGTTACGCTATTAATAGAACCTGTAATTGCTTGGGTGCCATTAAAAGAACGGCTAACAGATAGAACAACTATACCTTGATCGTGCCAAATAAGACCAACTTGTGTTGAGCTAGCTGTATCAACAAGAGTTCCTACAGAACCACCGGGATATTGTGTGTTAATATTTGTTGCAGAACCAATGTCTGTATAAATCTTTTCTGCTGTACCAGAAGATGAAAGATCGCTTGGTGGATTTGTTCCGAATGGTGTTGCTGATGATCCACTATAAAACACACGCATTGCATATGTTTCACGTTTTAGTTGATCTCTGGAGAACAAGCGTTTATAGCTAAAAAACAAAGCTTCTCTGATTGGAGTTCCGTTATCTGACCCAGAAATAAATGTAAATACTTGTTTGTCATCTCCAAGAAGTTGTTGAGCAAAGGTGCGATAAAGATCAATCTTTTCACGCATCATCAATGATGTACTTGGAAAATAATATTGATCATTTACAGCGTCATATGCTGATGTTGTTTCAGTTACAAGCAATGAGCTTGTGTGAACACCAATAGTAACATCAAACACTTGGTTAGCTGTTTGCAAAGAGTAATCTTGGTCGAATACAGTTTGAAACAAAGAGCTAGTGACGCCGGGACCAGTTCCAGAACCAGTTACCCAAACTTGATATTTTCTTCTTGTTACAGAAGAAGAAACGTCATTACCGATAACATCAATTAATTGTTCAAGAACATCACCTTGAGTTCGTTTATCTTGTGGACCGAAAAATTCAAATGTTGCCATTTAGGTAATCCTTATTATGATTGTGAAATAGAAGTTACAAACTCAACTACTTGACCAGAATTCATGCCTGTTACACGAATCGGTGTTCTAATAATTGTTTTAGCAGCATTTTGACCATAAATCAAAAACTGTGCGCTTGTGATAGCTTTAGAACTTACACTTAGTTGTAAGGTAGCACCTTGATAAGCTGTTCTCCCTGTTGATGTGAGAATGTATGAAGCCATACGATTACGATCAATGATAGGTGTTGCATTACCTATACGAACAAATCTATCGTCGCATACAACAAGAAATTGATTGTCGAAAAGCTCGGGTGGAACATTTTCATTACCTGTTAAAGTTTGGGAAACTGTTACAGTAACTGTTCTACTTGTTCCAGTTATAATCAATTGACTGCTTGCATCTAAGCCTGTAACAAGACCTAAAGGAAGTGTGTAACGATTTGGATCTGGTATAGATATAATAGGATGTACCAATGCCATTTTATTATTGGTTAGAGCTTCAAATACTGGTGTGTTCTTTTCAATCTTTTCTTGACCAACAGTGCGTCCATAACGAACAATCATGCCGTAGTCAACTTCATCATCACCAGCAGCAAATTTAGTAACGTTAAACGAACCTTGTGCTAGTTTTTGACGACCAAGATCTGTAAGAACAGCATCAATGATAATATTGTTGGTGTCTTGTTGTAAAAATCCCATTTTGTTAACCTATCGTTTAGTATCCATAACTATGCAAATGATTACTTTTGAAGAAACATTATCTATCATGTATTGTTAATTGAATTTTTTATCGCAAACGATCATCTCTAATTGTAAAATCAAAAAACTGATCTTCTTGCAAGTCAGTGTTAATCAATTGAATTCTATATTTGCTATCTGGCTTGGTTGACAAAAACTGCAAATCTAAGCCTTTGTTGTCAACAACGTCCATATATTCTGGATTAAATACAATTGTCATTTGACTATATCCTTCATTTTTAATGGTATCAACAAAGGCATCTTTTTCTAAGTAAAGGTTTGGATAACACTTGGGAGCGTTTGGCACAGATATGTCAATTAAATCGATTGTATTACGTTCTTTGTTCCAGCGTACACCGAGTTGATTGCTATAGTTTGAAGATATTCCATGAGCGTCAACACAAGCTACTGCATATATGAAATAACCTTGGTTGTCGAATTCTTCATCAACAAAACTTGTTGTGCTTAAAAACGTTTGTTGCTCAATGTTGTTTGCATTTATCACAACTTCATTCGAAATATTATTTTCTCCTTTGTTTAAAAAAGAAAAAGCTTGATCGGAAGTTGATTGTATGGATTTACGATAAAACACATTGTTAGCATTTTGTAAATCATTAAAATCATACATACGAATTAATTCAAATGGAAGTTGGGCAGGTCTTGTATTGCCTATGTTTCTTCTTCGGAATACTTGAAAATATTTAATATGTCTACGTGAATCAATTGGAAAATTCCAAGTAAGCACCGGCTTTTTTAAACCATAATCCCAACGAACAAAAAAATCTGTTGGAGGCTCTGGAGGAGTTTCATCCACAGTTTTTACTGTTGTTGCGGTTATCGGACCAGAGATCAAGAAAGTGGTGATTGCAGTTACTGATCTTTCTACATCATAACCTCTAGATTGTACTGAGATTACTGGTTTTATCTTGTAAGTGTAACTGCGATTGTATGCAACTTGTGTGTCAATATATTCCACAACAGTTGGTTCTTCAATGTAATATAATACAGTGTTTGTTTCCATTCCTTGAACTATTTCGCTACGCTCAATCACATATCCTGTATGTTGATACACAATACCTTGATATGGAGAATTTTCAACAGGTATCACAGATAACGGGTTTTTAAGTCCAATATCATATTGTGAAGAAAATATTTTATTATTGATTTGAGTTGTAGAATTTTGTCTATTAAAAAGTTCTGTTACGTTATCTACTGAAGATCGATCAATTGGCATAAGAGAATCATTTAATACTTTGTCATAAAATAAATTACCAAATGCACGATTTGCTATGTTTATGTTTGTAACAACATCTTCTGGTTTTTCCAGAAATTCATCTGTTGAATCTGAATCTGTTTTTATGTTTTCACTTTGACCATAATCAAGATATCTATTTAGAAATTCTTGGTCGATATCTGTTGGTGTGATATCGTGTAGTAGTCTAATAACATCAGCCATACTCAAATTTGCAGGATTGAATCCGCTACGAACCCATAGCGAACTAAAATATGATTGTATTGTTTGAGTAAACGACGTTTCTTGTTGTGCATAAGTTCCAAAATATTTTAGTGACAACTGGTTTTCATCAATAACTGATCTTGCATTTTTACCAATTGATATATCAACAAATTCTTGTTTTGTTGTGTCTTTGGATTGTGCTACAAACTTGGACCAACTAAGGCGAACATAACGTGGTACATTTCTTGCAAAACTAGGAGTATTAGGATCTGCAACTCCATTCTGTACAATGTTTGGAGCATTTGTCAATTCGTCAGATGTAAAGAAATTATAGACAAATTCAGATTTAAAGTTCTGAATTGTTGAAATATCAACATCTGTTACTGGCAGCGATGGTAAAGAAGCAGCTAAAGAAACAGTCATTCTATAACCTCCACATTAATAAAATACTGAGATATTTCAAAAGTTTCGTTTTTACGAAACAATAGTCCGTTGCGTTCTTGTGTTTGGTTTGTAGTTCTTAAGTTTTCCAAACAACTGTTTCCTATTTCGGTTTTTCTTGTTTCTTGAATATTGATAGGAAAATCATTTATGTCGATAATCATATGAAAAGTTCGATCATATAATTTTGGCCTTAAAACAGTTTTTGCTATGTCATTACAAAGAGTAAGCATTAGTTTTTTTTCATCGTTGTTTGTAAAGAAATTTAACAAACTTTGATAACCTTCAACCATAAACTTAACGTTAGCCAATTCTGTACGATTTCCAGATTGATAATCTGTCATTGCTTTTTTGAATGAATTAATTTCTTGTTGTGTGTATTCTACAAAGCAATCTTCTGTAAAACTTAATCCAGTTAATGTGTTTAAATAATTATCCAATATAAAACTTGTGTACAAGTTGTTAACAACTTCAGTTCCTAAAACTGGTCTTTCTCTATAATAAGGATCTGTATCCAAAAAACTTGGTTGACTTTGATTACCATTTAATGTTTTTGGATAGATTTGACTATATCTCACAGATTCATCAAAGTCATAAAATTGAAATTTATTTAATAGTGTTTGATATGTGTCATCACTGGAAGGTGCGTTTTCTATTATTGGGAATGCATTGTCAAATCCATACGAAAACAATGACATATCAAACTTGTAAGAAATTGGGTCATAAACCAATCCATCATCATTCTTTCCTAGTTTGTATATTTTTACATTAATCAAATCTGATAAATCAAGGTTTAAGCTATTGCCAGCCACATTGTTTCTGGATAATCTAGCACCAAGAGCAGCATCAAGAAACCCTCTTGGAATTCCTACACTTACAATTTTTTGTTTGTTTGAAAGTCTTAGTTTTGGATTTTGTAGTGCAATTTTTGTTGCTAACCAATTTGAAGTAGAAACATATTTTCCGCTCGGAATATAAAACTCAAAATTTTCTATATTGCTTGGATTAACAGCTTGCATTTTATCTACAAATGATTTTAAAGTGCTTTTAGCTGTTCTAATATATCCAAGAGATATGTCTTGAACATCCAAAGCTTTTAATGCACTAATATCTGTGCCAACAGGAATTTCAACCTGTGAGAATCCAGCATTCAGCAAACGGAAGAATTCTAATATGTTTCTTACTATATCATCTTCTTCTATAAGCTTATTGTTATAAGATACCAATATATTGTTGTTTGTGCCGGTTTCATTTAGAAAATCGTTAACTGTTTGTGTGTCTAATTTAAATTCAATATTTAAATTGCTGATTTGTGTATTTTCTACTTGTGTATTCAATACAACGTCTGTACTAAACTGTTGAACAAAACAAGAAATTATTTCGTATGATAACAACAATGTTCCTGTCATAGACAATCCATTGAAACGTGTTGTAGTTGAACTAGCATTAAGATGCAATGCTTGGTTGTTGACGCTGCATATATTGAACAGATTTTTTGCAAAGTTGTTAACGCTTTTAAAAAGGTTTGGTCCGCAACGTGCATCTTTTAATGCATCACCTAAAGCTGTAAATTGCTCTAATGCAACTGTAATTTGTGAACGTAAATAATTTGTTACAGTTGCATTTGTGTTGTTTAGGTTTGGAGTTTTTAGTATGCTTTCCTCAAAAAGTTTACGAACAAAATTTATTTGGTTTGCCAATAAACTATCAAGGTTTTCTTCTGTAACTGAATTTGAACCAAGACTTGAAAGTTCGGTCAATATCAACTGACGATATCTATTAACTGTAGTAGTTGTTACAGAAACTGGATTTACCACTGTTCTTTCTGTATAAAGAATCAACAAAAGCAACAGCTTGTAAGTTTCATATTTCAGTTTTGTATTACCTATTCCAAGCAAAAACAAGGAATATATTAACAAACTAGTTGAGTCGCTGTTAACTCCATTATCTCTAAATTGATTTTGACATTCTTGAAAAGACAAAGCAACACTTTTTAACAAATTCGTTTGCAATAACATTGTTACTTGTTGACCTTGTTCAAGCAACAACTTGTTGTAAGTGTTTTGTACGTTTGTGTAAACCGTGCTAAAATCATCTCGATATGATCTATAGTTTATAGGATTATTATTTAGAATTCCATCACCAAAATATTCGATACCGGGAACAAAAACAGTTTCACCATCACCAGCCACTTGTCTAGCTTCAAAAGGTAACACAACAGCATTACCTTCAATAGCTTGATAAAACAAAGATGCCAAACCATTTGCTCCATTTGGAGCAAGGAATATATCTGATGGAACAATTCCGTTTATTGCAATAAATGGATTGCCGCTGTTTCCAAAACCAAAAAATGATTTTTCTGTTGAAAGTTGATTTGGAGAACCCAAACCATAGGAAACTCTAAATTCTTTTGAGAGCAAGTTAATCAAAAACTTTATACGATTACCATTTTCTGTTGGCAAAACATTTATTATATTGTTGTATTGACGATAGTCAGTAACATACACACCGTTGATAGAGCTTGGTGTATAGCGAAGTGATGTGCCATAAGTTGAATCGATTGTGATTGGATCAACAACACTCCCCGGTTCAGCACTAGCTGGATCTTGCCTTCGTTCCAAGTCTTGAAAATTATCCAACAAATTAAAAGAACACAAAGACATAATGTTTGTTAAATCTGCGATAAGTTGATAAATTAATTTTGTGTCTGAAAAGCTATTGTAAGCTTCAGAAGAAAACAACATTCTGTCTGTGTAAAAACTTGAAAATTTAAGAAGTGGAGCTGCTGGTTCTGTTTGTTGTTCACTACCTAATGCTTTCTTTACGTTCAAAACGCTTTTTAAATCATTGAATTCATTGATTAATTGATCTAAGTTTGTTATTACATTTTGTGTGTTTGAAATAGAAGAGCGAATGCTGTTGTTTATATTTGACAATATAGGACTAAGCGTATCTTGATTTGCGTTCAAGAAGTAATAGCGACGAATTGTATCTCTTAATACACTTGCTTTATAAAGCTCAGAAAGATAAACGCCAAAATTTGTATATCCAATTTCGTTTGTTTTATAAATTGACTTAAAATCAGTCATAGCCAACAAATCTGGTCTTATGTTTGTTGTTGTTTTGATTGTTATACCATTTTTTCTTCTATGACGTTCTACAGGTAATGTTGCTTCACGAATTTCCTGTGGCTGATCTTCAAACAAAAGATTGTTTGTTGGAATTCTTACCGGATTTTGTTGCGTTAAACTTGTTCTTCCTTGCAACGCTCTAACTGGATTTATTTTTGGTGTTGCTTGAATAGGTGTTTGTTCAAACGTTCTATATTGAAGTGAGTTTTGCGAAACTGTTTGTTCAGTCGCATTGACTTGAACAGTTGTTGCTCCAAGTTGAACAGTTTGCTGCTGTGTGGATTGTTCACCTAAGTTAACTTGTATTGTTGTTGCAGTTTGTTCGGTTGGTGTTGTTGTGGATACTGGTGTTATCGCTACTTGACCAAACGAAAGATTAATTTTGTTTCTTGTTGCTGGCATTATATCACCACTTCATTGCTATTGTAATCTGTGCTTAATGTCATGTCGAAAAATTGAATTGTTACAGTGTATTTGTAAACTCCACTATCTGTTGGACGAATTGAATCAATGAAATAATAATTGTTCTGAACATTTATTCCATGACATTTACCAATTAAATCCAATTTTCCTGTTATAACATTTTGTCTACGAATAATAAAATGACTTATTTTTGTTTGATCTCCATCAATAGACCATCTAAGCTGTAAATGGTTTTTGTTAAATTTTAAAAGTTGCAAAGAAACAATAGAAGGTATAGAAGGCAAAAGATCAATATCAACATATCTGATATCAACAATTTCACCAAATTCCAGTTGATTATAACCAGTGTAAGTTACGAATTCTTTGCCAGTTGTTTTAGGTACGGTGCCAGTTAACAAACCTTGTGGATGAGCGACATTAAAAGGTTTATATTGATACTCTGGCATTTCTGGTAATCTTGGAATTATATTATTCGAAGAAGGTCTTGGTTGTGATTTCCCAACTTGGACGTTTGCTTGTAACAATGTTGTTGGATGTCTTGTGTATGTTGTTAACTCGTATACATATTTTGAAGGCTTTTTAATAAAGCCAAAGTTTGTTTGACTTTGCACAAAAGTTCCATCAGTAAACGCAATGAAATATTTATCATTTGTGTCTAAATCACGAAGCTCCACTTTTGTCACCAAAAGTTGCTGCAACTCATTTACGGTAATGTCATTCCCGTAATATTGAATTAGATTTTGACTAGTTAACAAGTTACGAACGTTTTGTTCAAGACCGGGAATTATAGCATAATTCACATTAAAAGAAACATCCCAACCAATTGAGTTTTGAGCTATTAAACTCACATCTCTTATAATTGGATTTGATACTGTTACAGATGCGTAGCTAGAGACTTGTGGTTTATAGTTTATCTCTAGCAGCCCAGTTGAATTCAACTCATTACCATAAATGTCCAACACGGTTGCTCGGTAGCAATAGTTTTTCCCAATATCCAGTTCTGTATCCAAATACGCAAAAGCATTATTACTTCCCATACCTCCAACATTAAACATGGTTATCAAGATTTCTGCGTTTGGATCAATGGTAAGGTTTGTTTTATACAACTTAATCCACATGATATCATTTGGAATGTTTGTAACAGATACTTTTAATCCTTGTTCAGCATACGCATAATTTAATGTCACAAAAACGTTGTTATTTATCACATCTTCGTTTGGTGGATTGATTTCGATTGTTTGGCTTGAGAAGTCTGTGCTTGTGTCTATTCCATTATAACTTAATGCACGAAAAAGCAATAAGCCACATTTATCATTTTGGATTAAGAATGTTTGTGTTTGACCGTATGGAACGTTGTATGTGCCCACTAAATTTTGAACTGTGTCCACTATTGAATCTGTTTGGTTATAAACAGTAAGATATAACAAAACACTAAAAGCATTTTTATCTTTTTGTGTAAATGTTAAAGCCAATTGACCATTTGATTGTTTATAAACTTGAAATTCCGGTGGTATTGTTGGTTTGGTAAAAAAGGTTATGTTTGTAAGGTTATCTACTAACCGAGTAAACTCTTGCACAATATTGTTTTGATCGTCAAGAAACGTACATAAAACATAAAAATTATCTTTGCCAATTTTATCTTTTTCAAAGGGTACCAAAACACGAACAGGTATTTGATCTTGTTCGGCAATCATATAAGTTTTGTAGCTAGGTGCTTGTTGTTTTTGTTTTGAATTGTTTGCAGAAAGTAATGCACCCGCTATGGTATTATTATTGTTGTTTAAACTTGCTTCTAATGAAATAATACCTAGAGTACCGTTACTTGTGTCATAAGGTGTATTTGTTGAATATGTTCTTATAATACTTTGAGCTGGATCTGCTTTTCCTTGCTTGAGAATATTTGTGCTAATCTGTGGTATTGTTCTGTCTGTTGCTAATGGTTTTTCGTTTATGTTGTTGTTGCTTGTTTTTAGCACATTTAATTCACCAGCAACTTGACTGTTAACTAACGCATAACCGATTCCATTGTTGTTTTTATCTATCAAATCAGTCAAAACAAAATTGTTAACTGTTAGATAGCTTGATTTAGCTTTGATAATTTTGTTTGTGTTAACAACTGTTTGTGTTCTTATTTTGTCAATGATATTTGCAGGATTTTGTTCTAATACTGTACTTGTTTTACCTTCTTCGAATATGTTTGGAGTCACAGCATTTAATGGGTTGTTTTTATATGTTTTTACAACCAAACTAACTGCTTTTGTAGTTTTAACTGCTACCTTACTGACATTAAATTCAATTGTGTATTGATAAAATTCGTCAGTTATAGCTTCTAGTGAAGCAAAATCTTTTGCAGGACTAGCAATGGTATATGTTGTAGTTTTTATCTGCACTGTTTTCTCAACTTGGTTATAAGTATTAACTTATGCCTTTTGAGAACAATTATGAGTGAGTTGTATATTATTGGAATACCAACGTGCAAATATTAAGATATTTATCAGTTCCGGTTGAGTCTTTCATTACTTTACCGACAAAATAAATATGAATACGTGTTGTTTGAGTTACAACATCTGGATTTAATGGTTGCGGTTGTGGTTCATCAGGGAACAATCGTGGATCTGTTTTGTTTATTGTAAACACTCCGAAATCTATCACATCCAATTTTGTTACATACCCATCGCCAATTTCAAATATTTGTCCAACTATTCTATTGGTAATACTTGTTTCATTAAAATAAACTGTTTGTTTTTGCAGTTGTGTTGTTTCAGTTACTGTACCAATTTGAACAACATTATTTAAAAATTCATTTCTTAATTGATTGTATGTTAAGATTTGTTTATTCCCATTGATTGCTGAAGCATAATCCCCTATGGGACTTATATTGTTGGTATTTGTTTTGCGTTTGTTAATTGGTGATAAAAACTTAAAGTTATCAATGTGTGATAATCTTCTGTCGTTATACAATGCTTCTGTAGCATCTAATTGACCTGTTTGCACATCTCCCGGCATCATGTTAGGTTCTAATTTAAACTGACTGCTTGTAACACTTAACTTGAATTCATCTCGGTTCGTGTACAACAAGTCTGGACTTTTTAATATCATTAACTTTCTAAAGTTGTTGCCACTATCATTAATGATGCTTGTTGCCAAAGAAGTGAATGCGTTAGATGCAGACAACACTGTTGGTGTGCCTTCTTCCCAACCCTTTATTAATTGACCACTTATAACACGCACTGTGCCTTGGGATGAACTAAAGTAGTTGTTATTGCCCATAACAGCTAATGCACCTGTGTCATCAGCTTCATAAGCTACTTGATCTTGTGGTAATGGAAAAGCTTCAAACGTTATTAACGTAGCTATGTTGTCTGTTGGTGCTGTACCAGAAACAAAAGTATCCAAGGGAGAATATACAGCACTTGCGTCAGAAAAAGAATAATAAGCAGGTACAAATTTGCCTGTCCCGAGTTGTCTACGTCCTTCGTCCGTAAGAATCAAGTCCATCAAACGTTTTTTCTGATCAAGTAAACCCATTAGATTTTAATCCTTATTCTTATATAGTTGCTTTTATTTCGCTCTTGGGTCATTATCAAACCAAGGCTGAGAAGCTCGATAATAACTGTCATATATTCCAGAACCATATGGATTTACACCGTATGCTGCTTGAACATTTGTTCCGTTATAGATTGAAGCAGATAACCATTCATCACTTTCTCCAGCTAACGCAGAGCCAGATATAAATGCTATACCACTATCCAATGGTCCACCAGCAGCAGGATTATTGTATGTTTGAGTATAAAATCTACCTTCAAGCATGTCTCTGAATTGACCATATTTGTTTTGACGAAACACACAAGAAAAATTAGTTGGAACTCCGTTATAAAGACCGTATTTCCAACCTTCTATAATAGAACCTGTACAATAAACTGGCAAATAACTTTGTAAATTTGGAGTTGTAGAGCTGCTCAGTGAAGCACTTATAGGAGAAGGTTTAATACCGAAAATCAATTTTTTACTTAAGCTTTTATCAATAAAACTATTTCCATTTTGTCCCGCTGGTATTATGAATGTGGTTCCATTATACGATCCAGAAAAATCTCCATAATAGTCTAGTACAACGTTTTGTGAATTATAAAGACTTCCAGATTTAGTTAAGCAAATAACAGATAGTGAATATGCGTCAGGGGCATTAAGGATGTTATTGCCAATTATATTGCTAAAATCAAAGGTGGTATTCAACACACCAGAACCACTAAATACCACAGTGACATTATTTACGGTATAATTTTCTGGCCTTTGTCTTTTAACGTAACTGTATTTCTTCTCATATGGGCTTGAAAAACAAAAATCTGTATTATTTACACGTTGACCAAGTGTACCAGCAGAACTAGTGATAGCAAATCCATCTGTTGCAAAATACAAAGCAGCTATAAGTTGATTTCTATATTTTAAATCAAAACCAATCGAACCTGATGCACTGCCAGTTAGATATAGAGAAAAAATATCTGGTGTAAGGCTATCTTCAATAGTCTGAGTTGAACTTTGTAGTCTTACATATCGAACTTCTCCAGATTTGTAAAATCTATTAGCTTTCTTATATTCATAATCACTTAATATTGTTGCTGCTTTGTATTCTTCTGATCCACTTACAACACTTCCAGAAACAACTCGATCCCATGTTGTATCTCCAATAGCAGGTTTTGGATTACCAACAAGAATGTTGTCTGAATAACTTTTATAATAAGAGAATCTGTTTTCTACATCATATTGAGGCATAACGTTAACTATTCTCCTATCACTTCATGAATACTTGTTGAAGAAACTAATTGATTTAATGTGTCATGATATTCTTCAAGTTGATTTGTTTCTGGATTAAGTCTTAATGTTGAACCGTAAAGAATGATTTTATTTATGCCTTGTGGGGAAAAAATAAAGGAGTTTGATTCAAATATGGATAAATTCGAATCAGGATAGGGTAATTGAAAACCAAAAGTCAACTTATCTGTTGGTAGAAGAATATAAGGGTTTGGTTTTGTATATTTGTCATTGATATTTACTGTCACGTTACCAGCACCAAGATTTATTGTACCCACATCAACGATAACTGGTTTTTCAAAAGTGTTAATCCAATCTCTGCCATTTACATCGTAATATTGATTTCTTCCAGAAATTGAAAGTATTGGTTCTACTGTTTTAAAATTGGATAAAGAACCAGAAAAAGAACTGTTTATTGAAGAATCATATGATATAGGTGACTTAACAACGCTGGATGCCAAAAATTGAAATGATCCAGTTGTAGCGATTTCATAATCAACCCAAGGTTCAATCAATTGTTCTCTAACTAAATAACCTTTAGGATCATTCGACCCACTTATTGCGATTTGAATTGTATCTACCACATCTAAAATAGTATTGTTTAATAATGAGGAAGTTGTAAAGCTACTGTAGCTAGAACCACCAACATCCGTATAATTAACATTTTGTTGCCTTGAATTTGAACCAGAAATTACATTTCTAGAATTAAGAATAAAAAAACTCCAGATTGCTACGCTAGCTGCTCCTCCAAGCTCAAGAGCTACACCACCACTTATCTCCAACACGATTTTTTCTAATAGAAAAGGCTCAGAAATCAAGTTTGAAGCCAATATTTGTTGTGAACTAGTTGGTTGAAATTTTGTATGAAATGGAAAACCATATGTGCTGGTTTGTCTTGCATATAAATTGTATCCGAATTCTGGAATACTTGCTCCATTGTCAATTGAAAATGTATATCCAAAAGTTTGTTCATTCAATGCATTTTTTAAACCGTCCAAATCTCCACTATAACTGTCAATGCCTTTTCCTGTTCCAATACCTTCATAAAGTTTCGTGTTAGGGTTCCAATAACCCATTGGATAACTTCCAACGCTTGCGCTATTATATAAAGTAAAAATTTGTTCTGTTGCTGGTGTTATATCAATCTCTATCTTATTTTTGCTCCAAAGAGGCTGTTGGAACCCTAAACCTGTTGTTTCAACTAAACTTCCTGTTGCAAAAAACTGATAGTTTGAACTTGTTACGTTCGATATCTTTGCATCAACTTCTGGATTTGCAAAGTCTTGAAAAGGTTCTACATCTTGTCCCGGTGTAAATGTCACAAAGATATCTGACACACCTTTTTTCATGCTGCCAGAAGCAACAATAGGTTGATTAACAATAGAAGAACCAGAAAAGAATGGTTGTTTGTATAAATCAGATTTAGCTTCTTGGGATAGATCAGCATTAATAGCTTGAGGAGTCATTACTAGTGGATATACAATACCACTTACATCAATAGAAGCAGTTGAAGTTCCTGCTCCCATATAAAACAAAACAACATCACCGGGAGCACTACCAGTTACTTGAACAGATGTATTTGTTATAACTGAAATACTAGAAGATATGTTTGCTTGATTGTTCGTATAAAAATCATAAAATGTAACATAATTTTCTGTTGGAATAGAACCAAAATCAGAAAAAGTAATGTCAGCAGTGTTTGGATTGCCAAGAATATTATTGGTATCAAAAACTGCACCATTCACAACAACCAAGGAATATTGATTTGTATATCTTGGTGATCTTAAAACGTTAACAGGATTTCCCGGTGAAGATTGATATAATGCTCGATAAACAACTGTTCCTTCAAATGGAGCAGAAAATTCAATTAGCATTCCACTAAATGACAAAACATCAATAAACGCATTAACTGTTGGAGTGTTTGCATTAGGAGTTAATTCTGTTAATACAACAAAAGGAGTCCCAGAAAACAAATAATCAAATTGAACAGGCCATTGGTTAAATGGATTGCCGGGAGAACCAATGGTAACAACTTTTTCTTCATATTCTGGATATATTGAATTTATGTCAACAGAAACCCCAACGTTTGAAACAGGTTGATTGAATTGCACAACCTTGTTATCATTGAAAAACACAGGATAACGACCTGTACGATTATCGCTTGATGTTCTCCAAATTGTTGGAAAGCTACCTGTTGTATCTTGTCGTTGAGACAATAATACTTTGGGTGGTAACCCTCTTGCTCTTGTACCTTTAAGAATTCTTGCCATGTTATTTATGTCCCACGATAATATCCACCAAACGCAACTGAGTCCGTACCATATAATGAACTGTTTCCACCATAATAGGTAAATCCAGCGGTTGCACTTTTTTGATCTCTGGTTTGTAAGTTTGAATCAGTTATTTCATAATTGTTTGAATAAAAAGGTTGAACAATTCCTGCGCTTGTTGTTACAGGAACTTTTAACAAATTTGTTGCATCTAATAATTCTGGAAAGAATGCGCCAAGCGGTTCATCAACCCAAGGTTCTATTTTTGAATACACAGTTGGACCAAAAATAGCGTTTGGTTTTATATCAACGCTATTTGATACCAAACCATTACTTCCAGTAACTAAAATATAATTTGCACCAAGTTCTAGATAGGGTCTTATACTGGTTAATTGACTACGATATTGTAGTTGTTCAACAATGTCTGTACCATATCTTTTTTCATCAACAATATTTCCAGATTCAAGAAACGCAAAAACTCCATTGGCAAGTTCTTGAGTTGGTTGGTTGGTTTGTAAACGTTGTGGAATAGTTAATGGTTCAATAATTGATTCTTCTTGAAATTGTGGACCACCATTTAAGTAAATTGGAAATATTTGACTTGGTTGAGTTGTTCCCGCAACTAATCCACTTGTTTGTTGCAAATACAATGCTGTTCTACTTAAACGTGAGTTACCATCAAGTACAGTGCCTTCAATGCCAGTTATTTGATCATTAAAAGCTGTGTTGCAAGTATATTGAATAAAGTCACCAGCTTGACCATAAGTTATAAAAGTAGATTGATGGGTTAATTCTCCATTTGGTTCAACTTCCATTGCTTGTGAACCATCTTCAAACACAATTTTAAGTTGCATTGTGTTGTAAATGTCACTAATGGTTCGTAGATCAACACCTTCACGGAAATTATCAATTGGTGTGGTATCAATACCATCTTTTGTAGTTAAATTACGATTGGTTCTACCATAGTAATTTGCTGTGTCATTGAAAGGTTGGAAGAATGTGTTATTAACCCAGTATGGCATTTTAGTATTTCCTTAACAACCCAGTGAAAAGTTGCAGCAAAATCACTTCTTTTTGACGGTTTCTGTTGTTAGTGCCAATGTATATATCTTCAAAGTGGTATTCAACTTTTGGTCTTTCCAACATGTGTGATTGAATCACGTAGTTGATACCGTTATATCTTGTTTTTCTGGGAATAAGTTGTTCGATAAACTTTCCCATGTTGGTGTTAAACCAAGTATAAAAATCAAAGAAACCTTTGATATTCATTTTTTGTGTTAAACGATTGAAATATATTTCTTGAAGTGAATCCAAACCGGGATAATCTTGAGAGAACATCATATTTGGGTCACCAAGAATATTGTTGAATATATCCAATGAAGAAAACATTTCAATCATGTCTTGGTTTAAAGAATCAACAATTGAAAAATCAATGCTAAACTTACCATTGTCTTCTGGAGTTTGTTCTTGTTGAATTTCGTATACTGGTGCTTCTTGTGCGTATTGAGCTTCATCATTTAAAACGTTATCAAGATTTTGGTAGCTACGAACACGTACTTTTTCATTTGTTACAGCTTCATCGAAATTTGGTGAAATAAAAGAGTAATAAAACCGTTCTGGCAACAAAACACTGCTTGTTGCCAAAAATAAACTTCCTGTAGCAAACAAATTGTTTTGTGAGAAATCAAATAAAGTTATGTTGCCACTTCCATCTGTTTCAGATGTTTCTTGATCCATAGACCAATCACCCCGAAGCTTTTGGAATGATCCACTTCTAAAGTTTTCAAAGTTAAAATTTACTAATGGGTCTTGAACACCATGAGATCTAAAATCTTTAACGTGTTCACGCCATTCATTCAAAGTTAAATCTTTGCTCCACCAACGAACTTGTGAAACTCGACCATCAAACGTTTGAACAGGATTCTCATTTACAAATTGATTGTTAGCGACAATAGTTGTACTTCCGCTACCAATAGCAATAAATGAACCACTGATATTTGTTGTGTTAATAACTTGCCAGACATTTGTTCCTGCATTATCAAAATAATAAGAAGAAGTTGTGAATTCTTCAACAATACTTCCAAGATTATTTCTAGCAACACGTAAAAAGTAAGAAGAAGAAACTTGACTTATAGCGTCACCTCTGGTTCTACCAAATGATATGTTCCATGTTTGACCATTGGTAATTTTTGGTTCTGCCAAACTCATTGTTAATGCAGGAATAGTTGTGGAAGCTATTGGCTTAACGTACAAAGTTAATCCAGAACCAGAAACATAATACAAGTTAGCTAACACGTTTTCAACGTTTGTAGAACCAGATGACATTATACGCACAAGACTTTGAATAGAGCTTGTTGTTGCTTGACCGGGAAATGCGTATATTCCTTCGTATGTCCACGAGCCACTTGTAAATAACCCGTCGTTTATATTTGTTGTGCCTGTATTGTGTCCAGTAACAGGATCAATGATAAATGTACCAGCAGGATTTGGGTATCCCGGTTCAATCCTGCTTCCAGAAAGATATGGTGTTTTGAAATATCCACCATTTCTGAAATTCAACATCAATGCGATTTCATTTCTTGATTCACGCAAACTGTTTAAAGTTCTACGTGTTGGACCACCATATTCTTTGAATCTAAAAATGTTATCACCTTCAATACCAACAGCTCTCAACAAAGATTTGATACTATGAATTGTACCTTTACTTTTTAGAATATCGTTTGCATTAATTAATATTCTACGCCAGATTTGATTTTGTAGATATTGGAGTGTATATTCGCTGTTGACAATAGTTGGTGTAACATCTGTGCCGTTGATAAATTGGTTAATGTCAGAACCAATAAACAAAGGTGGAAGATCTAAACCGTAAAAATCACCTAGTTGTTTTAAAAACGCATCAGGAACTGTATCATTATTATCATAATCAACGTGTCTTAATGTTGAAAATGCATCTAAAAATAATTTGATTTCATCAAAGAAGCTAGCCCACATGTAAAGTAAACTTAATAAGGTTTGTGTGCTACCAAGAGCTGCTGTATTTGGTTCAGAACCATATTGCAACTCATTAATTTCACCTTCCTCTGTTGTTAATGCAGCTTGTTCTTGACCATATGTAAAATATTGTTTCGGTACAAGTTTTGTTATGATATTTGGGTTGTAAGAATCATATGAAGCTCCATCAGCAATAAGATTTTCACGATACGTTACAACGCTTGGTTGATCTGGAAAAAGAATTGGGCAATATCTTACATCTTCAAAAATCATTGGTGATTCACCAAAATAAGATGCCGTGTTTATGTTTCTTACTTTTAGGGTGTTTAAAGCATAGTTGTTAAGAGTCCCATGCATACCTTTTCCAGAATAGTCTAACACTAAGTTTGAAGTTGAACCACTTGGTTCATTAAATTTAAAATACAAACTTAAATCAGGTTCAGAATACAAACTCTTACTTTGAAACTCAATGATATCTGATTGAGATACAATCTTTTTAAAATATCTAAATTCATCTAATGCACCAGAAAAAGTTGTTGCTGGTTCAAAAAATGGAGAAACAACATTGCTTCCTGTGCCAATATACAAAGAAGCTGTGGCAAACGCAAGATTATTGATTGTAACTTGACTACTTGTGCTATAAAGTGTTCCGCTTACATAAGCAAACAGTTGATTAACTCCACTTGTACGATCCCAAATAAAACTAACTGGTTGCCAATCACCTTTTGTCAACATTATAGATGTTGATATTGTGTTAACAGAACCAGAGCAAACATAAAAGGTTAATTCAGCTTGAGATGTGCTAGCACTCTGCGAAAGAAAACAACCAAAGCCATTTTGGTTTCCTGCTGATACAGTGTTAATTTTTTGGAAAATAGTTTGGTTTTGGTTTGCAATAGTTGGTGCGTAAATTTGAAATTGAAATGTAACAGAACTAGACAAAGGATCAAGTCTGGATGTGCCATTTGGATTTTCTGTTAGAAAAGGAAATTCAACGCCCGCAGCATCTTTTACTGTAACCCATGTACCTTTTAATGTTGTATCTCCAATATTACTTCCAGAGAAAAACAAATATCCTTTGTTTTTTGGTAAGTTTTGATAAACATAATTTTCATAACCTGTCATTTGATCAAAAAACAACTCGGTTTGTTTTCTTGTTCCATCAAAAGGATAACGATCAAAGATTTTGTTAAAAGCTGCATTAACCTTAACTTGGGCACTATTAAAGAACACATGGTTTTGAAACAAACTCCAATCAACATTTAGTTGTTGAGTTGATTTAATACCAGAACCTATAGCATCATAGCGAAATGATCCTGTTTCTCCAATTGCTGTGTCTTCTACAAATTTACCATCAAATGATTGAAATGTTGTTAGTTCACCGTCAGGTGACGTTAAACCACGAATAATTGTTGGTGTGAAAACACTTGGAGTTAATCGTAGTAATCTTTGTGTAGGAGAAATAAGAGAACTCATGCAGTTACAACCTTAAATTTAAATCCTTGATTCTGAATCAAGTATGTTTGACCATTTGCTTCTTTTATTAGCAACTCAATTTCCAACACACGATTAATTGGTAAGTCTTGCATATACATTCTGAAATAATTGCCTTCACCGTCAACAGACATAAGCGTGCCAACATCATCAAAAGGTATGATTATTTCTTTTGAAAATGGATCTATTAATCTCCAATACATTTGTTTTACAACAACTGGTTTTGTTAGATAAGGCAAATAAAAACTTCTTACTGTTGGATCAAAATCATAAGTGAAAACATGAAGTATAACTTCATCTGTATCAATATATTGTTCTTTAAGATCTAAGATATTTACATTGTAGTTTCGATTACCAACAACAAACGAACTACCTTGCAAGGGTCTAAAGGTTAAAATAGACCCTGTAGCGAATATAACGGTATTATCTAGCGACTTCCAAAAAGGTGTAAAGTCAACTGTGCCATCTTTTTTTAACACTCCAGATAACCCTGCTGTATTCGTTGCAAGATAAACGTCTGCATAATAACTTCCGGTTTGGTTTAATCCACCAATTTGTATTTGAGAACCTGTAAAGCTTTGTGAGAAATAAGCCCAACTCGCAGAAGTATAAATTATTGATGCACTATGGCTAATGCTATAAGAAGAAGTTGTTACATATATGCTTTGACTTGCAACAAGTTCAAGCATCAATGAACCAGAACCAGAAATGTATGTGCTGGCAGACAAAAAGTTTGTTGGTTCATTAAATGGGTAAAAATAAATTCCTATTTTATTGGTATAATCAAAATAAGTTTGTACTTGGTTGTCAATAAAACTATCGTTATATTTTACGATTAATTGTGGATGCAAGTTTGTGTTTCTGGATTGTCTTGATGAAAAACGTTTAACAAATCTAGTAACTGTATCTGTTTCCTGTGATCCAGAAAAACTTAATCTAAATCCATAATCGGGTATGTCACCATTAAGTGTAGCAGAAACTGCTGTGGTTACATCAATTAATAAGTCTTCATCGCCTCTGGCAAAGCTTTGAGAGAAGCTTAGTGGAACATTACCAATAAGAGAAGAAGAAAGATAATAATCTGCATTAATATCTGTTATATCTCCTCCATAACCTATCCCACCACTTGTCCAAGTAATAACAGTTGGATTAATTGAAGCTGTAAACCAATTTACAGCATCCAAATCACGGTAACCTATTACATCGTTACCACGACCTTCATCCCAATATTTTGCTAATGGAAAAAGAATAAGTGTATAGTTTGATGGAACTGTTTGACCGCCATAAACATTCTTCATTGATACATAACATTTAAAACTTGGATCATTGATATTCAATAATGATCCAGTTATTTCTCTTAGTCCATTTAAATCAAAGTGAATAAGTCCACGAGACAATTCAACACCAGAAGTACCACTGGGTACAGAAGTTGCATTATATAGCTTGAATATATCAATGGTTCCAGCTTGTCCGACATTTGCATCTGTTGAAGCAGAAGTAGTTGGACGAGTGCTAAAAATTATTTTGTTGGTTATATAACTGTCTTTGTCAGCTTTTAATATGCGATACATTGCTTATCTCTAGAAGTAAATAGCTTCGTTAATTAAATCTAAAGCAACGCTTTACAAACTAAATAGCTCTACCAACTAAGTCCGAAGCAAAGTATTTTATTTCAAACATCCCACCAGCAGGCGGTATTAATATTGTGTTGTTAATCAAGTTAGAATTTACATTGTAGGATACATTGCTATAAATTCTATCACCTACAGTACCTGTTATATTTGTAACTGCTATATCTCTAACAGCTAAAACACCAACATTATTATAGATTATGTTTCTTACATCATCTAGAATCAATGGTTGATCCATTTGGAAATTTCCAACATCGAAGTATTGTATTAGTTTTGCTTGAACATTTTGCAAAACCAATTGTCGATTAAATGTTGGATCAACTGTTATGTCATAGTTGATTTGTAAATTAATGATTTGACCATCAAGGATATCGATTGCATCAGATATCATCCGATATTGATTCAGATATACCTTGAGGTTGTTTTTGAGCATATCTGGTGCCAGCACAAGTTCGTTTAAATCATTTCTACAAAGAATATAAAGCATTGCACTATTAGGATTGTTTGGGTTATTTCTTATAGAACAACGATATACACGACCAAAGTTTGCTGGAAGTGAATATATTCTTGCTATCAAGTCTTGTTTGCTTACAATTCTTGATTGTGCATTTCTTGCGCTTGGAACTTGTAAACGTAATTCATCAAGCGTGGGTGGATTGGCTCCACCTCTGGCATTGCTATTGTTATTTGCATCGGCAGAAGCTCTGACATTTGCAGCTATTGTAGCAGTTGGATTGTTTGGAAACTCGGTATATAAGGTTGCTATTTCTGTGATACTTTGTGGAGGAATATTGTGATTTAAACCACCACCAGCACGATAAGTTACTGTAATTGTTACATCTGCTGCTATAGCACCTAACGTAGCTGTTCTTAACAAATTGTTTGGATCTATTGTAAAGCGTGAAAAGTTTTTACGTCCATACAAAGGTAATGCTGCCTCACTTGGATCGGGCACAAGATCTTCTCCAAGTGCATCAGCAGACCCACCACCAAAAACCAACGTTGTTAGTCTACTGTTCAAAGATGTGTTTTTGTAAAATCTGTATGGAGCAGGAACTAATTCAATGTTTGAATCAACATAAACTTCGCTTGATGGAGTTGTTGTTGTTGGATTTCTATTTCTTACTTCTTTATATATCGTGTCTTGTGTTAGAAATCCAACTTCATAATAGGTATTTCCATTAGAATCTGTCACTGATATTATATCTGAAACATCTCTATTTTGTAATGTGTGTCTTTTAAAAGGTTGAAACCCTGTTACGTCAAAAGACTCTGTATATGTTACGCTAGACAATGCTTGTCCAGTTGCTTCAAATATATAATTTAAAGGAGTTCCGTTTGGACTTAATTCACCATTTACATATGTTATACCATTAGCAGGTGTTCCATCGCTTTTTGTAAGAGTCATATCAATATCTTCAATAAGCTGAAATTGAACACCACGATTTGAATTCAACAATGTACCTTCTTTAATAATAGGCAAAGCTGTTGTATCATATGGTTGGTTGCCATTTGGGTTGTTTGTTGCAGCAGGAATACGCACATAAAAGGTAACAGGGCAAACTGCTGGTGCTGCTCCAACAATATCAACCCCTGCTTCTCTTAAAAGCTTTTCAAGATTCTTTGGCTCAACTGCTGTTTCTGCATTCAGCTCACCAAATTGATGATCCAGATAAAAACTTTGAACGTCACCAACATAAGATGCTAATTCAAGTAACAAACCACCAAATCCGTTTGCAGAAAAATCTTGAATACGATCAGGAAAATAAGTGCGTGCATATTCTTCTAAGTCAGCACGAAAACTATCAAAGTCTTTGTTAAGATATTTTCTAGATTTGATTAGTTGTTGAATATTGCGTCTGGAATCAACAGGCATGATTTGTTTATCCTTATAGTCTTAGATATAACTTTATCAAAAATTAGCTAACAGCAAATGTTATTTCAAGTCTTGAAGTTGGCACTTGTGCTCTTGGAATACTGTAATCAATTGTAATCAATATAACTCCTAATCCAAATTGAGTTGTTAAACGTTGATTTGTACTATCAAAACCTTCTAATTGAACATATGGCATCCATTTTGCCACAGCATTAGATATTCTTTGCATTGCTGCTTCATCAAATGCATTTTTTCCTAATTCATATTCAGTTACTAAAGGCTGAAGATTTGCTCCGTAATCATATAAAGCTAATCTTTCTCCCCAGTTGGTCATAATCAAATCACGCAAGTTATTTTTCATAGTTTCAGCAACGCTATAATGCATACCAAATAAACCATCATTGTCTTGTCCAAGACGTAAAGGAGTAATAATTCCAATTGGTAATGGTTTCGTTGCTAATGCTGTTTGTTGATTTCTAATTTCTTGGCCTGTTAAACCAACACTTTTAAAAGTTATCATAGCAATAACTATAATCCAAATCGACGCCGAATGCTATCAAAAGTTTGTTCTCCCGGCTGCCATTCTGGTTGTTGTTCGGTAGGTGGCGGTGGTGGACGGTTAATTGTTTTTGAAATACCATAATCTTTAGGAATTTCTTCATCAGAGTTTCCTTCAACAATTCCATTGTTTGATAAATATTCTTGGAATGATATTCCTTGAATATCAGGTGTTTCTTCTGGAGTGATAATGATTACTGTTGAAGGTTCAGATGTTGTGTTATAGTTTGTGTTTGCAAAATCTGTAAATCTTCTGTTCGCTTGTACTAACGATTGATTTAATGGATCTGCCACAGATTGAGCTAGTTGTTCTGATGTGGCATTTGGTTGATTACTGCAAAGTGGAAAAAACAAACCAATACCCGGTAAAGGATTTAATAAACTTTTTATAAAACACCAAATTACTTGAATGATTGCAAAAGCAATACTAAAAGCTAAAGCTTTGATTGGATCTTGATTGAAACCAATTGTTGTTGGATCAACTGGTATAATAGGAACTTTAAAAGCTGCAAATATTCCTTCGCCTAGCAACCTAGCTGCTGCATTTAAGGGGGCAGGTAATGATGATATTACAGAATCAATTGCTTGATTCTTTGCCAGATTCTCCGTTAAATTACCAGTATTTTCTCTTACTTTATTTTCTAATGCTGTTGTTGTTGCCGCAATTCTTGCTTGAATATCTTGCGAATTCGGTAGTGGTTCTGGCATGGTATTAATTAGTGTTTATTAGTTACTGACCAAATATTTTTGCTGAACGACTTTTATAAACAGCTTTGTTTGTTGTTTGACGGTTGGTTCTAATTTCTGTACTCAAATTTGTATTGAGGGTTGTTGCAGTAGCACTTAAAGGTTGCCATGCAGTGTCTGGTCCACCGGGAATACAAGCACTTGTTGCTGTGGTGCGATTGAGTGCATCAACCAATCCACTATAAGCATTTTGCAACGCATTTATTTGGCGTTGCAAACCTTCTACAACGTTTTTAAACTCACTCCATTTAATATAAGGTTCTAATCCAGCATATTGATTTTCTGAGCCAACAGAAAGCTCTGTATTGAATCCTGTATCTCTTCTTGGAATATCAGGAGTTGGATTTTGATTTTCTTCTCTTAATGCTGCTCCACCAAGAAAGATTTGCATTCCATCAATTTGCACTCTACCTTCTGGTGACATATACACATATGCCATGTGATCGTTGTTAGCAGCTTGTGCATCAATATCTTCTGGAGTTCTGTTTTTACCTTCTTTAAGGATTAATATTGATCCACTAATGATTGTTTCATTTTGTAATAACCTATCTTCTGAAGGTATATTACGCCTTGCAATTAAACGAATATGATCAGCTTTATTAACAATATAAGAATTACCAACATCTGCACTTGAAGAAGGAAATTGAACTGGAAACAAGCTTTTTGTTGAATAGTTTATTCCTGTTGGTTGCATACAATTGTTTACTGCACCTTGAGTTGTTTTTTGGGTGCGAAAATTTGTATCACCCAAAGTTTTCATTGAAATGTATATGCGTGCAGCATCATGGATAAAATCAGGATCACCTTCTTTTAATTGTTCTAATCTGTTATTAAGTTTTGGAAACTTATCAACTTCATTTAAACTTCTAGAGTTTGCAATAATAAGAGGAGAAGTAGCTTTCCTTGATTGTTGTAAATTAGGAATAGTGTTGTCGGTTACTAATAGTTTATATCTACTTCTACCAGTAACCATATCAATGGTACCAGCATAAGACTTTTGTTCAACATTTTGAACTTCTGTAGGAATCACATTGCCAATTCTATCTTGTCCAAGCATAATCAAAGCATTGTTCATACCTTGAATAACAAACTCTGAGGGTCGTTTTGTCCATCTTGGAACTATTTCATATTGATGTTGTAAGCTTCCTGAGCGTGAAGCTTGGTATAAAACATCGTAAGGGTTTGTGCTATCATTTTGTGGAATAGAAAACGTATTTGTTTGTCCCCCACCATTTGGAAACCCCGGAGTGTAATTTGTCCGATTTAATGATTGACTTGTTCTTTCACCACCAAAATAATTTGGTAAAAATCTTCGATCACCATGAGTAAAGTTTGGATCTTCAACTTGTAGACCCTCACTTGTTCGTGTCATCCATTTGCCATAACGTAATCCGTATTTTTGAATGTCTTCAAAAATAACTGTTATTTGTTCACCAACCTGCACCGGCAACATAATGTGGCTTTGAAAAAATGGTGATAACAACGCTGCTGCTGGCGTAGCATTTGAAATGCTATCTGAAATAAGAATCGCCACAACGCTATTTGCTGCAACTTGGTCTACTTGTTCTGGGTTAATAACTGAATCTCGTAAACGATTGCGATCATTTGTGGACAAGGCTTTTGGATTATAAATTACTTCTCTTACAACTCCTCGTTGAAAAGCTGGAGGAATACCAGTTAATTGATTGTTGATAACAAGTTTTGAAAGTTCTAAGTTTGGTGAGGAAGCACCAGCCAACAATCGACTAGCGTTAAAATTATCAGAACCAGCCATTGTTATTATCCTCTCATGTTTCTTTTAAGTCTATCAAACAATTCATTACTACTTGGTAATTCTTGAGCTTCTTGTTTGTCTTTGGCTTTATAGACCAATTCAGCAAGCTTTAAAAGTTGTGTGTTCGCTTTTTCCATTCGTTCCATATATTTTGCCAAATGGTCGCCGTGAATAACATGTTGTTCAGCATTACCATATACTTGTAAGTATAAATCGGTCCAAATGATATAAGCGTTTCTACGATCAATCAAAGCGTTTTCATAGATTTGCTTCCAAAGCAACTTAAGTTTTTCATCTACCGTTGTAATTGAATCCAAAAGGTCGCTAAAAGTTTGTAAATCTTTTTGTGATTTTTCAATTAGTTCTTTGTTTGTTGGAGCATTATCTTTTTCAAGTAACGATCCTTCAAAGGAATCATTGTTCATAACATACCTTTATTGGCTTACTTCATATTCTTCTTTGGCAACTTTGTAATATTTTTTCATCAATGATAAAACAACACTTAGTTGCTTTGGGGATAATCCACATATTTCTCTCAGATATAGCATCACAGCACGCTTGTTAAGAAAATCTAATTCGTTAATGTTTGAAAACAACATATTGATACCTTTCAAACATTCAATTTCATTTTCTGTTACAGTTTGAGATTCAATTGATTTTAAGATAAAATCAAGTTTGTTTCTTTCTACGTCATGAATCATTGTATCTTCTGGGGAAGGTGAAATAATAAAGTTTTCAATTGTTTCTAAATCTTGTGGTGTTAATGTTTCTTTATCATCTAAACTTGTAAATACATGCATACTTCTGACGCTTTGTTTGCTTTTAATAATTAACCAGTTTTTGGCAACAACGTTAAAGTATGAAAATGCTTTTGTACCTTTACTTGGATCAAATTTTGTAATAACTCCATACAAAAACTCCACACATTCGTTTTGTAAATCAGATTTACTTTCATATTGGATTTGAAATCCATATACGTTAATAAGGTTTTCAACCAACTTGTTAAAAGCAGGTAATATATCACGAATGTATATTTCGTTTCTTTTATCAGCTTGGTTTTCTATTTTATAATCAACAATTGCTTGTTGTGTGCCAACATTAAAATAAAACTCTTGCGGTGAGGCTCCACCTTTAGGTTTTCTTTTTATTAGTTTCTTACCTACGGGCATCAGTCGTCCTCGCCTTCATCTTCAATTAATCTCACATATCTTTGTTTACTTCGTTGTGTAAAATTATTTACCAATTTTTGTGTTGCCGTTTGACAAATTTTTACATTTTCCATTGCTTCTTTTACTGCCGCCATAGCTTCTGGGCTATCTGAAAACAATGGTGTTTTTCTCAAAGATTCCAAAGTTTGTATTGTTCTTTCATGTATTTCAATTGCATCAGACAAATCATCTTCCAAAATGAAAATAATTTGCGCCCATCTTAAAGCATAATATATTGTTATGCTTAATATAACTAGCAAAAGTATTAAAAATACATAAAGCATCATTCTGCCTTTAAGCAGTCATTTAAAACTTCTGAATAAGTTTTTGCAACAGCTTCAAATGAAAAATTTTCCTTAATTTTTGTTTGCAAAGCTTTTGCCCATTCTTTTGGAATAGAACTGCCATTATAAAATTTCTTTAATCGATATTTTGCATCAGCTTCTAAAGGAATTGCCCACTTGGTTCCCGGCATAAAAATTTGATTGTCAACACGGGTTTGATGAATTTCTTGTGGTTTTTGCTCCACAGAAATAAACTTTCCATGTTTAAGGAACTCTAGGTGACCACTCCAATTTGTTGCAATAACAGGTAACCCACAAGCAGCAGCTTCAAGTGTTGGTAATCCGTATCCTTCACCATGAGTAAGACTTACAAGAGCTTTAACAGTAGGTTCTGTATATAAACCATACATTTCTTCATCTTTCATATGACCATGCAAAAGATAAAATTTTGGTCCCTTTGCATTAGGTTTACGTATTTCTCCAAGAATTTGTCCAAACACAGTTTGAACGTTACGCTTGTCTAGATATGTTTGTGCTCCTGCATTTGTTTTAATAATAACTCCAACATCATTATGATCTTCGAAAACTTCTGAAATCCATTTCATTGTGTATGGAAGATTTTTTCGGTCATTATCAATATTATTACCAGTTAGTTGTCCAACCAAAAGAAAATTAAATTTTGTTTCAAGGTTTAGATCGATTTTTGTTTGACAATCTAGATATGCATCGGGGAAGCTTTCTGGTACAACAACAATAGGTACATTTACCTCGCCCGTGTTTAGAAATGTTTGTTTTGTAAATTCACTTGGAACAATAATCATATCCATACGATTAATACAATCGATCCAAGCTGGATTGCATTTGTCTGTTTCTACTCCTGCGGTAATACCTACATTGAAATTTCCAAGAAAGGGATTCCATTCATTTGGTAGTTGAAGTTGAATTGTTACATCATAAAAATTCTTTTTGTTTGCTGATGCTTGAAGAATTTGACCGATAAGACCATCTTCCGCTTCAGTGTCAACAATCATATGAGTTTTACCCCAACCAAGTGTTTCGGTTGTAATATCAAGTTGGTGTGATTCACTAGCAACTCTGAACAACCATCTAGCAACTTGACGAGCATGAACTCCATAACCGGAGTGGGTCAAAAGTGGAGCACGAAGCAATACAGATTTCATATGTTAAACCTTTCTATTCTTTCTTACCAAATGGACGCAATTCTTCACAAGTCCAACGCTTAACATTGTTACTCTTCCAGTTGCTAATTGTTTGATCTAATTTTTCATCCCATTGCTTAATCATGTTTTCATATGAGAATTCAAAATCACAGTAAGCAATGTTCTTTTCAGCAAGCTTATCTTTTTCTTCTGGAGTCATTTTGTAAAGCTTCCAGTAAGCTTCGGCTACATCAAGATAGTTTACGTGATCGTCATAAATGTAAGGTACCAATTGTGAGCCAACCATTGTTCTTGCTGATGGTTCAATAGCTACTCCATGCTCTGAGCCGTCACGGTGATCTACAACTTGACGAGTTAATCCACCTGTTTTAAGGGCAATAATGGGCTTGCCAACCATCATAGCTGATAGTGTGGCTAAACCAAATCCTTCGGCCTTTGCAACATTAACAGTAAAATCTGTTATGTTGTAAAGAGCGTTCATGTCATTAAAATCAACTTTTTGAGTTGAAAACATAACATTTTCATTAATTCCAAGCATTTCTGTTACAGCTATAAGGTTTGGCCCCTCGGGATCGTTTGGATCTGTGTGCATGATTAGTGCAGCTTTACGATGACCTTCTTCTTTTTCTAAACGATCTAAAAATACTTTCCAAGCGTTAAGCACATCATTTGGCATTTTACGGGTAGCGTTTCGATTTACCCATGTGCCCATGAACCAATCAGACTTGTCACCAAAATTCTTTTTACGAAGTTCTGTAACAACTTGCTTTGGCAACGGTCGATATATTTCTTTTGGAAATGCATGAGGAATATAATTTGTACGTTCTGGAAAATTTGGTTTTACTAATTCATATGTTTTATATGAAAGACAATTAATAAGATCTGTAGACTTATACCAAACATTGTTATAGGCTGGATATGGATCATTGTCCCACACATGCCAATAGGTTATTGGACAGATTTGATGAATTTCATCTTCAATCTCCCAAAGCCACATAAACTGTCTTGGGTCTGTAAAAAGAAGTAAAGCATCAGGACGTTCGTTAATTAAAATATTGCGAATGATTTCATGATTACCAAACCCATCAACAGGTTTAATAATAAAATCTGGATTTAACATAATAGTTTCATACTTTTCATGCTTTATAGCACCACCAAGACATCTAAAACTATATTTGCCTGTATTTAACAATCCTTGAATAAGGAACCTTGCTTGAACACCTACTCCACTTGTGCATAGTGGATGATCGCTCAACATCAAAATCTTGTGTTTACGTTGTGGGACAACAACTGTTTCATCACTCATGTAGTGTTCTCTCCTTGAGAATCGAATTAAAGTATCTTATTTGTGTGTGTACCAAATGTTTAGCCAACTGACTTTAACAAGTCAGCTTCATACATCATTATTGCTAAGTCTTTAAAACTAGTTTTTGGTTGCCAATTTAAAACACGTTTTGCCTTGCTAGCATCTCCTAGTAGCAAAGGAACCTCATGTGGCCTAAAAAGACGTTTATCGATTTTGAGATGCTTGTCTATCGACAATCCAGCATGTTCAAAAACAACATTTAAGAATTCTTTAACTGTATGAGTTTCACCTGTTGCGATAACATAATCATCTGGTTTTTCTTGCTGCAACATAAGCCACATGGCTTCAACATAATCACCCGCAAACCCCCAATCACGTTTTGCTTCTAAATTTCCAAGATAAAGATAATCTTGCATACCAAGTTTAATTCTGGCAGCAGCCATTGTGATCTTGCGAGTTACAAACGTTTCCCCTCTAACTGGACTTTCATGATTAAACAATATCCCAGAAGATATATGAAGACCATAACCATGACGATATGTTCTACAAAGATTGTGTGCGTAAAGCTTTGCAGCAGCATATGGAGATGCTGGCGTCATTGCTGTTTCTTCATTTTGAGGAACGTTGATATTGTCTCCGTACATCTCAGATGAAGAAGCTTGATAAAATCTAGCTTGTGGGCAAATCAATTTATAAGCCTCTAAAAGTTTTAATGTACCACCAGCCACAGTATCTAGTGTTTCTTCTGGTACTTCAAAAGAAACACGTACATGGCTTTGAGCAGCTAAATTATAAATTTCATCTGGTTTATAAGTTGACAACAAACGATAAAAACAACTTGAATCTGTTAAGTTTCCATATTCAAGTTTGAAATTTGGATGATTAAATAATTCAAGTTCATCTAAGCGATCTGTGTTGATAAGAGATGTTCTTCTCTTAACACCAATCACTTTGTAACCTTTATTAATTAATAACTTTGATAGATATGAGCCATCCTGACCTGTAACACCCGTTATAAATGCTGTTTTTGACATTCAATTAAATCTCGGTAGTATTTGTAAGTTTTTTCAAAACCAGTGTATAAATCAGTTTTTGGATGCCACCCAAGCTTGGTTTGTTCGGCAACATCAACAACTTTTTGTTTCATTCCTTCTGGTTTTGATAAGTCGAAAACAAACTCACCTTTTGCATCAAGAGCTTTTTTAGCTGTTTCATAATATTCCAAAATAGAATATTGTACTCCACTTCCAACATTCAGAATGTTAGGTACCCTGTCAAAATTATCAGCAGCAAAATATATGAAATCTGCTAAGTCTTCAGCAAATAATGATTCTCTTTTAACTGTTCCTGATCCCCATATCTCTATAGGAGTATCATTGTTTTTCTTTGATTCATAAACTTTTCTAACAATTGCCGGAATCATATGTGAGTTCACGGGATGAAAATTATCCCAGTAACCGTACAAATTACATGGTATAAATGACTTGTAACTATAGCCAATACTACAAGCAGCCAAGCAAAGTTTTGCTACAGCATTTTTTGCTATGGCGTAACCTTCATTTGTTGGTTCCAATTCGCCAGTAAGAAGATCTTGTTCTCTTAAAGGATTTAATGCGTTTCTTGGATACATACAAGAGCTACCAAGATTGATAAGCTTTTTAACTCCTGATTCCTTAGCAGCATGAACTACATTCATACCCATTGTTAGATTCTCATAAAGGAACCCATATGGGTCTGCCATGTTTGCACTGATACCACCAACTTTACCAGCAGCATGAATTACCAAATCTGGTTTTGTTGATTGCATAAATTCCTTTATGGAATTATAATCAAGTAAATTTACTTGGTTTCTAGTCGGAGCTATTAAATTGCTACAATTCTCAGCCTGAGAATGATTTATTAGGTTCTTACCAACCATTCCCGTGCCACCTGTTATTAGTATTGTGTTTAACATATTGTCAACAACCATTCATGTTCAAACAAGTCAATTAAGCTGTTTGGTTTAAAAACGTTTTGTAATTCTTCTTCTGTGTAAGTAATCATTAATTTTTTATTGTTAGCTCCACGTTCTTTTCCATATTTTCTTGCTGTAATCCATATTTTGCCATTTTCTCTCAAATGAAATTTGACTTTTTGAATTTCTTTCAAATAAAAATCTTTACATAGTGCTATGTCTTGACTAAAAGCATAGGATATAGTTCCAATCAACA